ATCGCTGATAAGATGGCTCCTTGGTTAATGCCTATTACTAGTGTTTTAGAGAAGTCTTTCGGATTAGGCTTCTATCAATACCTAGTAAATAAAGGTTCAATCGAGATCCAACCACTAGAAACTATTCGTGGTCGATCTTATGAAAACTCACTTGTCATTGTAGACGAGTGTCAGAATTTAACATTTGAAGAGTTAAAGGCAATTACAACACGCCTTGGGGAGAACTCTAAAATGGTCCTCTGTGGCGATCCTGCCCAGAGTGATATTAATAGTGGTAAAGACATACTCAAATTTGTCCACCTATGTAAAAAACATAACATTGACATTCCTATCATCGAGTTTGGTGTAGACGATATTGTTCGTTCAGACATCGTTGCTAGAATTGTTAGGATGCTTATGGAGGAGAATCTTTAAATGGCAAACCTAACAACGACCCCATCAAAGGCTAAAACAAAAAGCCTTGGGGACCCTAATGCTGCATACGAATCTATGCGGCCACTCTGGGAAAGAGCTAGAGCTGTTCTAAATGGGCAGACGCATGCAAGAGCATACGATGATACAATTGATCCAGTAAATTTTAGTAACTTACTATTACCATTTTCTCCTACAATGAGTTCTCAACAGTACAATTTTTATCGTGCTGAAGGTGAGTTACCAGGACTAACAGCACAGTATGCTAAAGTACTTGTAGGTGGATTACTACGTAAACAAGCATCAATTGAATTACCAGACAACTTATTTCCTGAAGGAACTGAAGATTGGATTCGTAATTCTTTTGGCTCTGATGGGACTTCACTACATGGATTCTTAGATGCTGCTATCTGGGAAGAACTACAGTCATCTAGAGCTTGGTGTTTAGTAGACTATCCTACAGTTGCTAATCCAGACGCATTAACAATGGAAGAAGCTAAGGCTCTTTCACCTTATGTTATGCTCATCCAAGCAGAGAATATTATTAACTGGCGTAGAGGTCAAGACCGTAATACTAATAAACAAGTATTAACTAGCTTACTCTTCCGTTACTATATGGAAGACTATTCTAAAAATCAATTCCATCCAGACTATGTAGATACAGTTACTCATTACTACCTAGATGAATCAGGATTGCTTGTTGTAGATACCTACACAAGAGATACTAACGAATCTGTTAACGTTATCAACGGTAATGTTACGTCTAAGTATCAAGTAGATAATGCTAATGCAGCATGGAACAAGACACGTACAGAAATACCTTTAATGAATAATGAGAGAATGAATTTCATTCCAGCTTATCCATTAAATGGTCAGATTGATCCTGTAGAACCTATTCTACAATCTTTAATTGATCGTGAGATTGCTCTATACAATAAAATTAGCCGTCGTAACCATTTACTCTATGGTGCTGCAACATACACTCCAGTAGTTATGTCAGATATGACTGATGAGGAGTTTGAGAATATTGTTGATGCTGGTTTAGGTTCATGGATTAAACTTCGTGCAGGAGATGATATCAAAGCACTAGATACACCTACAGGTGCTCTAAAAGATATGGAGGCAAGTATTGCCGCTACTATCGAAGAGATGGCTCGTATGGGCATTCGTATGCTCTCCCCCGAAGGTTCTTCAGGTGAGTCAGGTGTAAGTTTAGAAATCCGTAATGCCGCCCAGACTGCTCAGTTAGGTATGCTTAATACTCGTATCTCAGAAACAATGAGACAGATTATTACAGTAATGCTTAAGTGGAAATATAATATTGATGTTCTTCCAACAGATATTAAGTTTACATTAAGTGCTGACTTTAACCCTACACCAGTAGGCGCAGATTGGATGAGGTTAGTTACAGAATGGTATCAACAAGGTATTATTCCACGTTCTACCTTTATTTCTATTGCTAAGTTCAATGATGTACTACCTTCAGAATATAATGATGAAGAGGGTGTAGCAGAAATCCAGAGTGATCCTCTTGTAGACACTAAAGCAATGAGCATTGACTCATCTATCTCTAATACAGATAATATGCGGCCTGACAATAATAATAATAATAATAATGATGATCGGAATAATAATGGAGCCTAAAATAATTAAACGTGTAGCACCACAACAGGATAATACTGATCTAATAGATAAGTGTAATGAAATACTAGCTAAAACAGAGTGGATAGCATCGAGTGATTTAAGTGGAGTTACTAGAAACCAGTGGGCAGAGTATAGGTCTGCTATTACTGAGCTTATGAACAATCCTCCTGAAGGTGAAGTAGTATTTCCTAATAAACCTGAATAAATATAAACAATAGTTACTATCAAGGACATCCACGATGTAGTTGTTATGTGACATTAAGGAGTTTAAATGCCAACACCAATTAATACAGATCTCTATGATCGTATTATTCAGCACTTAGCTGATACAAGGTTATATGAGGCAGAGACATCTACAAATGTTTCAAGAGGTATCCGTAGACATCAAAAGAGACTTAGAGACTTATTAAAAAATAATATCAAATCTGATGTTAAACCAGAAGTTACAAGAGCCACTAAAGAACTTCACATGATTGTGAATAATTCTGTTACTGATTATGCGGATGCTGCTGTTAATTTTCATTCTAATAACTTAGATAAAAGTGCAGGTAAATTTTTTAGAGTTCAAAGACCTAGGGCTAGTGATGCTATTCCTAAACTAATTGGGCCTAATGTTACTGCATCTAAAACTTTAAGAGAACATTTTGATTCTATTGGTACTGCTGAACTAGCAAGGATAGATGGTAAAATCAAGGGTGGTTTAGCAGATGGTAAACCTATTAAAGAGATTATTAATGAAGTTATTAAAACTACTACACTAAGCGAAGTACAAGCTAAATCTCTTGTTAGAACTGCTATTACTAACACTCAATCTACTGCAATGAATCTTGTAATGAGTCGTAATGAAGAATTATTGATTGGTTATCGGTTTACTGCTGTACTAGATAATAGAACATCAGCAATTTGTGCTCACCATGATGGCGAAGTATATAAAATAAATGACATAAGATTTCGTCCACCATTACATTGGAATTGTCGTAGTTCAATGATCCCTATCTTAAAAAGTAAAGATCAATTACTAAAGTCTCTTGATGAAACTGCTGATACTAGACTTAAAGCTAATAAGCTAAAAGAAACTAATCCAGTTGAGCTTAATGGTGCTCCTCCTCCTGTTGAAACATACAGTATTTGGCTTAAACGTCAACCTATGAATGTTCAAGTTAAACATTTAGGTAGCGAGGAAAAAGCAGGATTACTACAAAAAGGTGCATTAGATGTTAAGGCATTTACTACAACTAAAGGTAATCAACTAAGCATTGCTGCTTTAAGAAAATTAGATAATGCTCGTACACTATGGTTTCCAACAAGGCAAACAGCTGTTAGCAAAGCAGAAGAAAATATATTTGAGCTTAATATATCTAGACCTAATGAATTGTTAAAGAATACAGAAGCACAGAGACAACTCAGAGAGATGTATATTGCTGATTCAGATAATCTAGCACAAGCTATATCCTTAACTGATTATAGAGGTACTACATTAGCAGGTAAGCGATCTGTTAGGATTCGGTCTAACAACGAGTTTGATGAACGTAATAATAGCTTTGATCCATTTACTGGTGAACAAAGTTCTACCTTGCTATATGATCCTGATTTTCTTACTTTACAAGAAAGACTTGACTTCGTTAGAAATTCTAAAGTTTTATCTCAAGATCAAAAAGTATGGATTAGGGATTTTGTAGAAACACTTGATGACTCTGTTTCTGTTAATCAGCAAACTGCTGTTACTGAGAATCTACGTGTTGTATTTGAACGATACAATAATGATAAACAACCTTGGGTTAATTTCATGAACGTTGTTCGTGGAGAGATGCAATACTCTGTAGTAAATACAAGTCGTATTTTAGATAGACGCTCTCGTGCTAGATCCTCTCAGTTTGATTCTTATGGAGTTGCAGGAGAACCAGCTAAAGTACAGATATTTGGAAAGTACTATACCTTTGATGACATCATAAACAACACATTAGATAATCAACGGTATAAGGATGCTTGGGCTGAAAAGCATGGTAGACCCTTAGCTCGTAAATTATTATACACTGGTAGAACACCATTGTATACTTGGTTTAGAGGTCCATTAACAAGAGACTCTAAATCATTTAGTAAGAAATTAGAGACCTTTGTTAGAGAAGAAATTCCTGGTGGGGCATTATGGTTAGACCGTAATAAGCCTAAAGAAGGTCTTATAACAAAATATATTAGAGAAAAGAAAGAAGCTTGGAGAAGAATATTAGATCTCGAATTCTTGTATCGTGGTAATAAACAAAGTTATATACAACAATATATTGAAGATAAAACAAACGATAAATTTATTGTTGATTCTTTATCACGAGTTATGTCAGTTGTTGCTGATGGTAAATCTACTGACTATGATACACTTGCTATCAATATTGGTAAAGAATTAAGAGCTAACTGGAAATTACCTAACTTCCCATTTTTTAAACCTACGCTAAAAGATTATCATGAAGACGGTTCTGAAATACTTACTGCATTAAAAGACTCTGGGTATATCCGAGTTGTTAAACGTGGAAAGACTAGGCGCTCAGTAGTAGACTTAGAGACAGGTCGTGCCAGTGGTCCTTGGAGAGATACTGTTAGTCGTGAGGTGCAAATCTTAGATAAAGATATGCTAGATTTACAAAGAATTAATCGAGCATTAATTGTAAGCCAACGAATTGGTATTATTAATGATAGAGATAAGATTTATGTTAGGCCAGGTGAGAAAACTTATTTTGATGCTAGAGGTAAAAATACAGGTATTACTGTTATTACCCGTAGAGCTAATGCTAACTATGATAAGTTATTAATTGATAAAGATTTTGCTGATATGCTTAATCATACTATGTCATTTAAATATGAAGTTGATAATGAGTATGCTGGATTTATGGAAGATGTTGTACGCTTTAGAGATCCTCGTGGTAACGTAAAGAAGTATGATGACTTAAATGATTTTAGAAAACTTATTTTAACTCGTGGTGATCAAGGCTATAGCTTTATGCAAACTGTAAAGTTTCATAGAGATACTGGAAAACCATTTAGCGTAGTTGCTAATATTGATGGTCGTGGACGTGTTTATTATCAAGGGTTTCTTACTCCTACTGGAGGTGAAGTTGTTCGTCCATTCTTAAACACTGCTAAGGCAGAGACTGTTACACCTGAAATTGTTCAGGAGCTAATGATTCAAACTGGTTCTATGATAGGTCCAGCTACAGAGGCATTAACACAAGCAGGTAGAATGGAAATCTTTATGAGAAATCAAAAAGATATTTTAAGTCTTGGTAGGCTTATGAGAGAAACAACTCAACGTGATAGACGTATTCGAGAGTTCTTAGATCACCCTATTATTCGTTCTCAGGAAGCTGAAGAAATCCCAAAGATATCTAGGCTGGCTATTGAATATGCTAGAATAT